GCTTATAAAATACATGTCTTCCGAATTCTCTTTTATTTTCTTCCTCAAACCCGCACAACAAACACTTCATAATATTGCCCCGATCTCTGTAATTAGTATATCCGAGAAAAGGCGTTGTGTTAGCCAACACGCAAAGGAAAACCCCCCTGACCATCGCTGATCAGGGGGGTTGGCTAGTTACCTAGCTGGGCTTTTAGCCCTGGAGGTGACGGATGATGCACAGACCGTAGAAGTCAGGCTTCACCATCAGCTTGCCGTACCGACACATCACCGCCTTGCGGGGGGTGAAATCGTCGGGGTCAAAGATGGTCGGAGTGACCTGTAGTGGCACGTACGGAGCGTACACATAGCCACTCTCTAGGAAGCTCGACCCCTTGCGACCGACCAGGATCACATTCCGCGGGAAATAAGGATCAATCCAAACGTCCCACTTCTTGTTGATCGACCCAGCGTTGACGGCACCAACGGTACCCTTGTCATCGTCATGAGTCATGCTGGCACGGAACCCACTGGTGAACTCTAGGATGTTAGCAACTTCGGGGCCAGTGACCAGGAAGTTAGCGCCACCCCGCAGAGTCTTGCGGTGGATGTCAGCGGACACGTCGTTGATGGTCTCGACCAGAGTCTCATACCATTCCGACACAGTACCAGTGAAGTCGGGAAGGTTCGCACCGTTGGCGGTGATGTCCGCGCCAGTGGCACGGTTCACGAACATTCCAGGTCGACGAGACCAGTACAGGGTTGCAGCGGTAGCACCCATCAGAAGGTCACCAAGGATCTCCTGATCGATCTCTAGCGCGATCTGCTCGGACAGGATACCAGTTAGCTCGACCTCGGCGTCCAGGTTATGGTACGCGTTCAGATCCTGAGCTAGCTCTGGGGTCCATCGAGCCTTCAGCTTACGGGTCGCGCTGGTGATCGCCGTCGAATCGACACGAATGTCAATCTCTGGGATACCGAACACGGTGGTAAGCTCGCCGTTGTCTTCCAGCTGCCATGGGTTGGTACCAACCAGCGCACCTAGGCTCACGCCGTCAGCGGTCAGGTTGTCGTTAACCTGGAAGTCGATCGCGGCATCAAGGCCACCCTCACCAGCAACTGCGTTGTTGGAAAGAGCGTCGCCAGCGGCGTCGAAGTCCGCATCAGCGTCCCCGTCGGCCACAACGGTCAACTCTAGGTACTCAGTACCATCGACGTTCATCTGGGGCCACATGGTGGCATCACCGTCACCGACCACAACACGGGTCAGACGACGGACGAGCCGCGCGTTAGCACCGATGTTCGCCAGGTTAGAAACATCGTCACCGTCACCGTCGGTGAAGTTCAGATGAGTCAGGGCATCCAGCTTGCAACGATCCCATGCGGTCGCGCTGTTCGCCATCCCAGCATAGGGGTGAGGAGCAGCAGTGCCAGTGTCCAGATCGGCGGTCTCAATCCGCATAATCAGGGCATGACCACCCGCACGGGTGTCGGCCAGGTCGGCATCAAACCGCACTCGCCGTAGTTCGATCTCGGAAAGGGCTCCATCCAGCGGAATGTCGTCACAGGCGAGAATCATCTCGTCGCCGTCAATGGCTAGACCATGTCGGGCACCAGTGTAACCTTCGCGCAGGTTATAGAAACCAGTCTCTTCGTTCGCACCAGGACCAATGTCGGCACCTGCGGTGACCTCGGAACCAACGATTCCGCCACCGTAGATCGACTCACCAGTTCGCTGGTCCCTATCGGAACCAAAGGTGAAGTCCAGGAAGAACACGAGACCAGAGGGCAGACTCATGGGCTGCACGGAGACCAGATCGTTAGCGATCAGGCCACCGAACACGCGCCGAACGATCGGAAATGCGACAGCCGCAAAACCTTCAACGTTCCCGCCAGCCATAGTAGAAGCCTCTCGCAGAAGCTCCTTGGCTTGGTTCTCTAGGAGAACCGCTAGGGTCTGCTTCTCATAATCGTTCTTCAGACCCTCTAGGAGACCAGTCTTCTCCCACTTGTCAAGCATCGCTTGACCTTCTTTGCGCACGTCACGTGCAACAACATTTTCAGTTAGACGTTCAAGAATAGACATTTTTCTTTTTTATTCCTCTCTTTTTTCTCTGCGTCTCATCACATAACTAGTCGGTATCTTTAGCTTTCGCCTTTTTTGATACCAGCTAATCTCATCATCCGTTCCTTATGTGGATCGGATTTCGGCTCTTCCTTCTTACGAGGAATCACCATTGGCGACGGTCGTCTCGAAATTGCTTCGGTCAGCGATTCGGGCACTGGCGGTTTTTGCGATCCCTGCTTCGTTCGTTGCAGGGTTTCAAAAACAACCTTCGCTTCGTCCACCGTACTAGCCTTTGAGATTGATTCAGCAATTTGTGATTTTTGCCGCTCATTCAGGGAGGAATCTCTGAGGATACGATTCGTATATAAAAGCTTGGCATTCGAAATATTTTGTGATTTCAAATGTTCGGTCAGCTTTTTGATTTTCTTGTCTCTATTTGCATTCTGCTCTTGCAGATCTTTTACTCTCTTTTGAAGCTCTTTTAGCTCTTTCGCATTTTTATCATCGCGGAGGGCCGCATACGCTTGGTCAGCTGCCTCGTCCGCTTTTGCTCCTGGGAATGAACCTGCACCAGCCGCGACCTGACCACTTGGTGTCGGCTTCCAATCAACGTTCACTTCCTCGTTTACTTCTTCTAGTTCTTTCTCTTCTTCAACGACTTCCTCTTCGGTATCTTCGTTGATTTCTTCTTTTTCTTCTGTCTCAAGTTCTTCGTTTACCAACGCGCGAAGATCCTCTTCAACTAGATCGAATTCTTCCTCTTCGTCTTCACCTGGAATGGGAATTTCTAGCTCGTCTTCTAGAGCACCAGCTGCTGGATCTTGTTCCATGCCAGCACGAAGCTGATCGAAGTTGATTTCTACTTCTTCTTCGTCGCCAGGACACGGGCAAAGACGATCGCCCTCTTCGTGACCCATTGGAACGTCAATACCAGCATCAACTGGACCCTCTTGATCGTCCAGCATAGAGTCTTCCATGGCCCCTTCGCCGCCGCCTAAAAGATCCTCTGGATCATCTAGCTGTTCTAGCAAATTATCAACTGTTTCTTGAATCTCTGGTGCGTATTTCTCAATTACTTGCGACTGAGCACTTCTGATGGCGGATTCCCGCAAAGATGTCGCATCAATAATAGCTTCTTCCAACATACCGCTCATAATATACTCCAAGCGTCAATATAAATAGTATTGTAAATCCTAAAAGGACGACTAACCTTCCTCTATTGTATCTTGTAAAACAGTAAGGGCCGACGCCATGGCTGCATCGATCTCTGTTTGATCCCCGCCATATACAGCAGCATACAGCCCTTGAAGAGAAACAGCGACGGTATGGTAATGGTTTGCCTTCGCGGTGATGAGCGCAGCCTCTGCTTCTGGATCGTATCCATCGATATACCGAAGCTGCCAGGCGTTGAAATACTGCTGGAGCTTTGTGATCTTGAACAGGTTGCCGCCTGTACCATCAACCCTGAAGACCTCGACGCCGAACCAGTCGAAAGTATCCTGGTCCACGGTGAAAGGCCACGGGCCTGCGGCATACTTCTTCTTGATCAGAGCGTAGACGCCCTTCTTGACCACCTCGTCCGCCTCAGCGACAGACCCAACCCAATTATGAAACCGACCCTTACGAAACAGTGCGAATCCTTCAGCCATTTTTTAGTTCTCCTTATCCGATCCTCTTAATAGTCAGGCGAGTGCCGTCTGCCTTGAGGACACAGGTATCTGACCCAGCATATCTCTGTGCTTCGATTTTGATGATGTCTCCGTTTCCAAAATCATCGATTATATGAATGGAACCAGTTGATTCTCCAGAGGCAGAGCTACGAGCATACATCCATGTCAATGTATCCGCGATTGGGTTATGACCACCGCCGCCCGTGTTCAGCGACAGCCTGGCAGCACAAATAGAGCGTCCAGCACCAGAACTTACATCAGTAGAAACGTCTGCATGAATCTCATACCTACCACCATTTGTAATAGTAACTTCCGCGGACGGACTCGTGTGTGTGTACCCCGTATCCTTCAACCTCTCCACATTAATTGGGACATCAGTCCAACCAGCAGAAATGTCAGTGCCACCAGTTGAATCTGCACCATCAAAACAGATGATAAAGCTGAACAAATCTTCAACGGTAATGGCTTTCTTTACCTGTCCCGCATCAGCATCTTCAACCAACAGTTCATCAGCTGGATCTGGAGTAGTAATGGCGGCTGTCCCCATGATCTCACCAGCAATATCGTCGTGATATGCTGTATTGTCGATACTAGCGAACACACCGTCTACGGCACTCCAGATGACATGCTCATTATCATCTTTTCCGTGAGCATATCCTCTCATCCCCAAAGTGCCGCCACCAGGAACAACAAATGCTGCGCCGCCATAACCAGCGGGGAAGGAGTCGTCGAATACAGATCCTCCAGCCCAAATTACTACACCAATAAGGCCAGCACCGACATCTGCGAAAAGCCCGCCAGTGTCTAGGCTCTGATAACAATTTACAAACTCAACTGTTGCTCCTGTAACCTCGAAATCAACGATATGCTCAAACCCATAAAATTCAACATCAGAGAATAATAGTGCTCCAGGTACCGTCGTGTGGATGTAAAGCCCGAAAGTATTTGCACCAGAATTTCCTTGTAGTCTTCCCCCTCTGACAGTGACCGCAGCACCAGCGCTAAGAGACAGTGCTCGTTGGCCAGCCGCACATTCAATAATAAGGCTCTCTGCTGTGATAACACCGTTCGGACAAAGAATGCCAGTTTCCACGTCGGCACCAACACCACCATATGCCATACCTGTGATGGTGAGGTTACGAGCGAATATCTCTTCGCCCTTGGCCACCATTTCGATACTATATAAAGCTCCATCGATCTCTACATTTTCAATCCTTAAAATACCTGCTAGATTTGTAGTATCAATAGCTGCGTCCTCATCAGGGCCGCCTTCTATTCTCAAGTTCTCGATGCCACAGTATCCAGTACACCCAGCAGCAATAGTGAACAATTCATTCGTATCCACCTGTACGTCTAGAATGACCTCCCCTGGAATATTACCCATACCTCTGATATATATGCCTTCATCAAGCTCCCAAGACGTAGTGTTATCCGCCGTATACTTACCTGGAGCTATTTCTACAACAACAGGAGTGGTGGCAGAAGCATAGTTCAAGGCGTATGTAATTGCCTCATCTACCTCAGTGAACCCGAACTCCGCTGACGGACCAACATGAATAACGTACTCGGAACCATTCCACTCTGCGACACGGATGGTTCCAGGAGCACTCCCAAGATTCCACTTACTCGGATCAGACTGACAGCCGTATAGATTCACCGTTCCTGTGACGTTCAGGAACTCGATCTCGTCCCCTGAGATAGAAGAATCAAAAATACAGCTGAATAGGTCTACAGTAATGCCAGCCAAATCCACCGAAACAGCATCCACACAATCATGGAACCTGATGTCGTGCGCTTCGAGGTAGTCTCCCGCGATTCGTAGCGTAAAGCAGTTAGCATTCGCAGACACAGTACCGCTGTACAGCTTGATAGTCAGCGCAGTAGTAGCGGACCTAAAAGCGTCTAGAGAACTGGCGTCCAGCGTCACGTCCCATGCTTCGATGGTGCCTGACCCATACGCACAATAGCTCGCATCCTCACTCACCCACCCATGAGCCCGAATAGTGGCACCAACTACTACAGGGCGGAAACCGACGACGCAATCGGTGTAGATATTGTAACAATCAAACACGTCAGAAGCGTGCCCTGGTTGTAGAGCATTACCTGTGCAGTTAATGATTCGTATGTCCCTGAGTGTGACTGTAACACCTGTCGAGGTGATCCAGCCCTCGTCGGCAAGACTGTTCCCGTCGATAGTCAGGTTTGACATCGCAACGGGGTCCGTCCCCGACGTGGTAAACATGTCTGTAATGTCGGCGCCCTGGCGTTGCAAGATAGTTTGTTGTGGGTCTTTTCCCGTTCCCTTGATCTCAACAAACCCAGGAATCGTAAGGATCGTTGACATTACATACAGGCCAGGGCTAACCAGGATCGTGGCCCACTGATCGGCACTGAGGGTCAAGGTGTTGACGTAAGTAATCGCGTCAGCAATCGTCGTGAACCCATGCTCGCTATCGGGGCCGACAGAGACTACGTATTCGTTCCCGTAAAGCTGGTGCTGTCTAATGGTCCCAGGACCAATTCCAAGGCTCCATTTTGTCGGGTCTGTAGAACAACCCCACAGGTTGCAATTACCAGTAACATCAGCAAATTCAATATCCATCGAGGTACTACCATCAAATACACAATCGTGTAGATTGATCGTACCCCCTGCCCCACTGAAATAAACAGCATCAATACAGGTATCAAACTTAATGTCGTGGCAGTTGACTACATCTCCACCATTCCCTCCAGCTACACCCCGAACACAGCTAACTAAGGTCCCCTGGAAGAACGATGTTACCGCCGCCGCATTATTCTGAAGAACCCCACGAGACACATCCTGAATATATAGGTTCCAGAGGTTCATCTCTGTGCCGCCATTGTAGACAGCATAAGTAGCGTCATATCCCTCAAACCCATAAACGTAAGTTACACCTGCGGTGGTGTTCGTCCTCAGCAGACCAGGAGAACCAGCACCGTCTGTTGTCTGACAGTACAAGTCGTAGTGATAGGAGTCCCCTCCAACACTCGTATTGCGGTAGCAATAAACACTGGAAGTTTGATCTCCATTAACGATTCTTAGGTTTCTAGTTCGGAGAGTTCCTGCCCCACTCTGCTCTAGGATAATCGCGGTGATAGCGTCGTTACCATCTAGGGTGACATTCTCAATGGTAGCTTCAGATGTTCCGTTATAGATAAAAAGATCGTTTGCTGCGCCGCTGGCCTGAAGAACTATCTGCTCTGAATTCCCTACCCCTCTCACTGTCACGTAGTCGGGAATATTTGTTCCAGGAGTTTCTGTATAGACTCCTGGAGATACTAAGATCAAAGCCTTCTGTGTCGCTGACAGAGCCAGGGTATTTACATAAGTTAGAGCAGCCGTGACAGTGGTGAACCCATGCTCTGCATCAGGACCGACTGAAACGACATACTCGTTACCATAAAGCTGGTGCTGTCGGATGGTTCCTGGGCTGCTGCCCAGGTCCCATTTGGTTGGGTCCGTCCCGCAACCGAAGAGGTGTACCTCACCAGTGACGTTGTCGAACTTGATGTCGTCAGCAACGCTGTTCGTGAAGTAGCAGCCGAACAGACTTGTGATTCCGCCAGCGGTACTGTGGTACAAGGCAGCAGTCTGAGCGGCGTCGATTCTAGAGTCGTGAATCTCTAGTGGACCGTTCTGGTTGTACAGGTGGTAATCTGAATTTCCACCCGTGGAGAGGAAGTCACAATCGTACGCAACAACCTTCCCGCTAGTGGATGCGCGAATACCAAGTTCACAGTCGTCGAACTTACACCCATGAATCTCGACAACACTCCCCGCCAAGACAGCCGCCGCAGGCACGTCACAGTTATCAAACTCACAGTCCAGAATTCTTGCAGGACCCGCGCCTGAAGCATTCGTGTAGACAGACGGATCAGCAGCATCTGTCACGTCATAGATATACAAGTTCTGAAGGGTGTTATCCCCCGTGGCACCTGCGGCAAACAAACCGTTTGCCTTCGTTGTAGAGGTAATCCGAACCTGCCGATAGCCTCCCACTCCAATCAGGTCTACGTAGTCAGGAATCGTTACAGGATTTCCAACGACCGTATACGACCCAGGCATAATACGAATAGTGCAACGCTGAGTGGCGCCTAACCCGCCAAGACCAGCGGCATCTGTCAAGGCAGCTTCAATCGTCGTATATTCTTTTCCTCCTCCGACGTTTAGAACATAGGTTCCGCCAGCAACGATGTCGTCCAGTCTATCCAGTGCTAACTGAACGTCTGTTTCGGTGGCCGTAAGAGCGCCACTGTCGAAGTTTGTAGTATCTGTATAGATAGCGGTAGCAGGGTGGTCTTGATCTGTTAGACCAGCTAGAGCGCCGTGGTCTGTAGCATTATAAGAAGTTGTGGGAAGAGCAACGCCACCGCGGTAATCTACTACGTCAACCAGACGAGTCTTAACTGTATTACCAAAGGCGTTAGAACTTTCGAAAATCAGACGATACAAGGGAACCATTTCTGGTGATGGTAGTGCGAACGACAAACCACCAATAGTATTGTTAAGCTTGGCCGCTGTTAAAGTATTATCATCTCTTTGTCCAAGAATACCGATAACGGGAGCTTCTATGTTGTTGGTAGCAAAGACGAATACTGCAACATAGTCGCCGTTTCCAAGAGTAGAAATTTGCCAAGTGGCCCCCGTCCACTCATTCCAACCAGCCCTGGTACCAGCGCCGCCAGACAGTTCATAGAAAGGATATGTTGTAGCTGTTTTAATCTCCGCAATACCAGTCGCCCCAAGTCTGTACCAAATTGGTAGATAAGCAATAGGGTCTAACTCTTGCTCGAATGGGTTCCCGCCAGGGCCACCGCCAGCACCATCCACAATGGTGTGCTCTAAATCTTCATCATGAATTTCTCCATTGCCGATAGAACACTGTGCGTGAGAGTTGGCAGAACCGTCGCCAGACGTAGTGTAGTTGCCAAGAGCGAACCCTTCATCCCAACGAGCACCAATTGTCTCGTGAAGGTAAGAGTGAGTCTTACTATCCATCAACCAGCTATGACGCTCTTCCGCCCAGAAAAGAACCGCACCAGCAGAAGAATCCCAATAAAGGAATGCAATGGGCGCCGTGTCACCAAACGTCCAAGGTGTCTGAGATCGGGTTAGGGTGCCCGTATTATCAAACCAGAAAAACCAAATACCCTCTACATCATTCCATGTAATACTATCGGGAGCAGAAACAGCATACTGAGTTCCTTCAATGTAGTATCTATACGTTCCTACGTTGGTGATCGTAAACGTCCTAGTTCCAGCGTTATAAGAAATTGTAGAATCGGTAAGGTTCTCAAAACCGTTTCCCCAGGATGCTCCAGTGGCACCAGCAGTCACATTGTGAGGGTTGGTTGTAACATCGGCAATGTGAGAGTCGATCTGAGCGTGTGTATTGGCCCCAGCGCCCGTTAACAGGTCGTGTGTGTGATCGTGACTGTCGTCCTGAACGGTCGGGTTCGGGTATGTACCAGAAAGATCACCACCCGCAGCATCGCCAGTCTGAATTGCTGTCGTATCAATGCCTGGACCTGGTACGCCTGTCAGGGTCGCGTTTGAGTGGTTGTGTGAATCATCAACAACATCTGGGTTCGGGTATGTCCCGCTTAAATCACCGCCCGCTGGTCCAGATGGTGGCCCGCCGCTGCCAGAAAACGACTTGGCCTTCCGAATCCACGAATCGAATGGGACGGTCTCCCACTCCTTGTCCGTGTAGACGCGAATTGCCTTCAGTTGTGAGTCATAATATGCATCGCCCTCGTTGGGGCTGTTGAAATCAATTTCTCTTGATGGTTTGAAGCTGATTTTTGGCGTACTTGTCATATCACATTAAATAGACGAACACCACCAATATTTTCTTTGTTGTCTCGGAGGTTTAAGCGGCCTTCGTAAACAAAATCTCCGCGTAGACTTCATCCACCCCACCATTGAACGGTCTCCCGAAGTTGGAATTGACCGAAGTCTTCCACTCCAAGCGGAAAGTATTATTCCCCCCAGAAACCATAGCAGCTGTGACCAAAAAACATCCGAGTACACTTATCTCATCATACTGAGTCCCATTGACATAAAACCCCGACATACCGTAGGCGACCACCGCTGATGTATTGACGTTAATGAACCTTGCATTCTTTTGGCGATTGCCTCCCGTACCGTTATCGCATGAATGTGTCTCTACGGTGTATTCGCCCTCTGGGAACGTCCATATGCTACTAGCCAGACCAATTCCGATGTCGTCGTACTCTTCTGTGTTGACTGGATAGGTTCTCCAGTCACCTGTGGTGTAAGCCGCACCAGTGGTGTTGTTCGCCAACACGTAACGATACATGGCTGTAGGTAGTGATGAAGATGATACGGTAGGGTTGTATGTCATTACGCCACCTTCTTAATCAGCCAGGACACGTAGCACTCTACGCCCAAGCCGCTGGGGTATCCCGGAGTTCCACCAGAACTTGTACACACTCTCCATAAAAGGGACTTCTGCGCGGCAAGGATGACCGACGTAGCATACTTAGCCTGGATACATACCCCATTGTACCCCTGCGTCTGGTAGTACAACCATGACGATCCGTCGTACAATCCGACGTTGGTGGGGCGCGGGGGCTGCGTGGAGTAATAATTGAAAGCCGAAAATGTCATCTCGTACGTACCCGCAGGAGTCACGACCGTGTTCCCAGAGCGAGACATACCTGAAATGGTGTTGTACCTCTCCGTGTTCAATGGAATGTCATTTAATCCAGATCCAGCAAGGGAGTAGCTCGAAGCGCCCGAAGATACTTCATACGTGTAATGAGCTACGCCATCCAGCGTGCCTGAGCCCCCTCCTCCTGAAGGTAAATAAGTCATCACGACCTCCTAGCTATCTGTAGCGATCCGTACTGACGAGTTCCCCATGGATCAGCAACATCTTTGGTTTTAGACCCAAGCCCGTAAGAACTCGCCACCGACGCAAAGTAGTCAATCTGGTAGTTCTTCCCTCCAGCGGGGACCTCAAGAAACCAGCACAACTTGGTATAGGGTGCCCAATTGTTCACGGCAGACGTTCGACCAAGACCGTAGGCCACGGCGGTAGTGTCAGACACATTATAAAGTCGATGCCTCATCCATCGTGTATTCTGGCTACACGTACCAACAAACTGAAGGACGTAATTCCCCTCGCCTAGTGTAAAAACAGGCAGGGACGCAAAGCTAGCGCCCGTCAAATCAGAATATGTACTCAAATTCAACGGGTATTGAGTCCACGTGGACGCGACGGTCGCTAGATCCGATGCGTTGGAGGTCGAATTAACCAGGATCGCATACTCGTAAGTGAAACCTCCACTGGCGGCTGGGTTATAGGTCATTTTTCTATATCACATACCAATCTGATCCATCACACTGGAACGAATACGCCATGTACTGTGTGGTCATTGGAGATGCAAAGGTCGATGTGTTTACCTCGCCGTCGATGGTCTCTCCAGCAACTTCTCCTTCTACAATAACCTCATCGGCGCCAGCATCAATCTTTTTAACGTGGATAATTCTATTTTCATTATCTGCGGCTGTAGGCAACGTGATGGTGCGATCTGCACCATCACAGTCAACCAAAATTGTCGTATATCCATCATCATCTAATACCGTATAGTCCGCACCGTCGACAAGATGCACATCAAGATGGTCACTTCCATCACCACCACTATGCACCGTATTCGTTGCTACATCAGCATGATCAGAGCCGTCACCCGCACCATGGGCAACATTTGCGGCGCCCTGGACCGCGGTCAGTGTATTGCCGAGACCATCATCTAACGATTCGGCAGTAGTAGCATCGCCGCCGCCACCAGGTGGTGTGTAGCTTCCCATTACTCTGTGATCCCAACACCAGTTGGAGCATAATCCTGAACAATTCCAGTTAGCTCCGCAAACAGTTCATACGCACCAGCAACACCAGACACATTAGAAATCCAGATACGCCGACACTTGTTGTCAAGCGTAATCGCGGCGTTGTTACCAACTACCTGGGTATATCGATGGTTCGCATATACTCCTGGATATGTAACCGCCGATGCAAAATGCACCCGAATTGTATTCGCTGTTCGATTGACGATCGTGATCGACTTGGCAACCGCAGGGAATTCAACCATAACCTCGTTGGCAACACCATCAGCGACAGCACCGCCAGCCTGAAAAGGTCGCCCAGACACCTGATAAGAGCCTACGTTGTTAACTCCTACTTGTGGTCCTCTGAAAGTTTCACCAGCACTCATAATTTTTCTCCATTATAACTAGCTCAATCAGTCCATATTCTTCCGCTGTTTCCGACTCTCGGAAATGCGTCTGCGCATGGCTCTGTCGCGCTTGTCCTTTATCCTCAATGACTTCTTTGGATTGCGATTGATTTGTTCTCGAATCTCGTCCATTATGCCATCTTTTTTCATCTTTCTCGTGAACCTGCGGATTAGCCTGTCGGAATCCTCCCTCGGCTTAGCCCTTACCTCTAGTAATACAGTCATCATTTACCTTCTTTCAATTTATCCCACGTTTGCCCAACAAGTGCGGTCAAACCACTAATATCAACACCTGGATCATGTGGGTCCATGTCCGCCATCGGGCCTGGACCAGCACCTGACGTGCCTGGAGGCGGTGGGGCTGGGGTGGGGTCTACGTCATCAAAAATACCAGCATATCCGCCCTTTCCGACCGCTTCCGTTAACTGCCTGCGCGTTTCCGCGAGCTTCTGCCGACGGGCTTCTGCACCGTCATCCACTGTTTCGACCATTCTGCCCATCTCTTTGCCATTTACTTGAACAGATGTTTCTGTTTGGGTTCTACCGCCACACGCACGAACCGTTTCGGAGATAATGTGCGACAACACACCAACCTCTTCCATGATCACCTCTTTCACCACATCTCGGATGAGCGGCCTCAAAACCTCTTTCAGTTCACTTTTCTTCATATATTACCCATTCACAATCCGATTGAGCATTCGATTCAATCTGTCGGCCCGTGTATAGACCTGCCGCTCAATACTTCTAATTTTTGACTCATTTACGTGCATAAATGCACCTTGTACCGATGGATCACTGACAACATCAAATGCAATTAGTTGTAGATCGTCATTCACGAACGATGTACCGTCGTTTGACTCATTCAACGACCCAAGCGCTCGACTTGAAATCCCAAGCTGGACGCCATCATTGATCAAACCTGCGAGAGTCTGACCATTTGGGACGCTCTGAAGCACCTTCGCGGTGCCCATCAGATCATCGCCGTCCCACCAAAGTCGCTTCACTAAATGAGACGCCTCACGCAGGTTGACAATCTCTGCTTCCTCGTGGTCTAGTGTCCCTACCGCACGCTGCTCTTTGATCAGCTTGTTGTAGTTGTTGATTTCACGCTGAAGCACCTTGCCAGGGTAGATTCGACCGTTCTGGTTCTTTGCGTCTGCACGCTGGAAGATACCAGAGATGTAAATCGCGCCATCCTGAACATCTTTTCGTTCGGACTCGTTTAAGAGTCCCGTTTGACACGCGCCGTCTGCACACAACGCATTATACTCACGCAGTAGCACTTTTTCTTTCATTCTACTCTCCGTTAAAGTTGACGCTCCGCTCGCCGAAACGAACGGAGCTAGCTTATCTTACCTTTGCAACAACGACGGACACGCGGAATATCACGAATACGCATTGTACACCTCCTTCACTAATTAGCCGCTTTATCTGTTACCCCAGCCTCCCAGCTGAAATCCGTTATCAGTTATCACCATAGAAGTTGCATATGACACAAACGACGAGATGCAACCAAAGACTAAAAGACCAACCCACAGCTGTGGAAACAGGGCAATGCCAGAGAACCAGAACATCAGGAACATGGCAACCCCGACCCAGAATCCAATACACATGGGACAGTTAAAAAAATAGTATTTTGGGCGAATTCGATTGAATATGTGACCATAGACAAGAATCTGTGTGAGCCCAGAACAGGCAAGAATAAAAACGAACAGTTCTAACATGAATTCACCTTATATAGCGCTGCGGAATGATCCGGGGTACAAATAGTGGGGACTGGATGGTAGTGAGCCCTTTTTCTTCTTCTGTTGCACCTGACCAAGTTCAGTAGTCTCTTCATCGTCTGGCTCAAGCAGGCGCTCCTCTTCTTGTCGATCATACTCTCGACGCCACTCGAAATATTCTCTTTCTTCGTCAATCCATTTGCCGACAGTAAAGAGGATGATCTGGTGCGTATTGCCGCCGTTGATCGACTCCTCTGGATATGTCATTTCCATGGAACCATACACATTTCCGCCCTGAACACTATCAAAGTCGATCACGCCTCGTTTACGAAGAAATTCGATCATTCGATTCTGTGCGTCATACACGGAATCATTATACTCTTCCTTGGCCAAAGTCAGCACCTTAAACTTCCCTGGTAGGATGACAATATCGATATCAAGGTGATCACCAACCAAAATATCTCCAGTCAGCGTTTTGCGCGCATCGAGTGACATCTGCATTGGTTCGGTCTTCGGCAGATCAGGTTCCTGCGGGTTCTGTGGGTCATTTTCAAGGGCAGGAATTCTGAAGCGGATTGGTTCGTCGGCCATTACTCTTTTTCCTTCGCCTCTTGGATCAACGATTGCACCTGGTAGATGAAGTTTACCGCTTTTTCGTTGATTTCTTCGTCTCCGAAGTTCTCCAACATCTTGGATACCTTTTTCGCATTTTCAAGCATTAATGCGTCATTTTTCACGTCTTCGTCTCCAACGATTTCTGACACTTCCTGGCGCAATCTGCCAACCTCTTCGTTAAGGAAGGTCTTCAGGGCGATGCCGTTATCAGTGAACGAAAATATGTAATACTTCAACAGCTTCTGTTGATTCTCTTGCAGCGAACCGTATTTCTCGTTGAACTTCTTGACGAACACACGATATGACAGATCATCCAGCGGTTTCAGATTCTTTTTTTCTTCCTCGACGGTTTGGAGCATTTCAACCATTTTGCCCTCTAGGAGGACCCTCTTATCGATCGCTGTCTTGGGGTCAAACAGTTGGGCTATCGTGGCTAATGTCCGATAGTTCGGTACAAAATTCTTGAACACGTCGCTTGATAGTCTAGACTGAATCTTTTTGATCAAACTCGTTTGTTCTACAAAAAGGCGGCGCTGATCGACCTCATTATAGCGCTCCGCGAGAACACCAAATACGAGTCTGGTTGCAAACTGTTTGTCTTCGATGCCATCACGCATAAGCGTTCGGTACAAACGAAGCTCGTGGCGCATTTCAGATCCCATCGCAAAATGTTCTCGAAGGATTGTAGTAACAACCTTCTGGCGATTGTCATCTTTGTCTACAACCGCCTTCGTCAGTTCACGAACAAGGGCTTCGTACAGAAACGCAGTATTTCGCCGTTTATTGTGACGAATCTTTTTTACCATATTCGTTCTCCAGTTCCTCAATGATCGATTCTGTTTCGTCAATCATCTTTTCTTCATCTTCTTCGTAATTAGTCACTCCGCTCAGGACTGTTTCGTAAATTCCAGCCGACAAAGCCTTTAGATCAGAATATCCCTTGTGAATGTTCCGAGAGGTATTTCTGGCCATCTCCTTATTGTACTTCCCTTGCATATTCCTCTTGCGAGCACCAGCCTTTCGACGGTCACCACCGTGGTACTTGACTGGAGAATACATCTTCCCCTTGGATCGTGGGGTTGTCGTCTCGTCTCGCTTAGCGGGAGCGGCCAGCAATACATCATCCTCGTCCGCTGGGGGCTCTGCTGGCTCTTCCTCGGCCATGTCCTCGTCTCCCAAGTCCTCAAGGTCGCCCATGTCGTCGGGTGCGCCTGATAGGTCGTCCATGGCGCCCATTTCAGCCTCAGCTGCGGCACCGATCTTCTCAAGCTCGGCATTGAATTTCGCATCAGACATCTGTTCGCGACGCATCCGAACGATTTCGTCGTCAGAGACACCGAGAATATTCTTCGCAACCCACCGTGTGCTAAAGTTGCCTTCACTCGCAGATGCCGCCACATTAAGGCGTGTCTGCCAATCTTCTAGCTCTTGTAGCTCGGCAATGCGAGACGGGTTTTGTAGCTGCAACCTAAACTTGATCAGATCCTCTCCTCGGAAGCCAAGAATGTAGAGGTGAATGATACCAATCTTCTCAAGCTCAGAAACAATGCACCGCTGGAGCCGCTGAATCGTTCGTGCAAAGAAAATATCTTTGCTGGCTAGAGTTGTCTTATCCTCGGAGTTTCCCTCTCCACGATCAAGGTACGACTGTGGAATCTTCAGTGCGGTATAAAGCTTATTCTTCAGATATTGGATATCATCAACAACACCAACATACTGAGTGCTAGGAAGCGTCTCGATACGGGTGCTGGTCTGCGCTCCACGAACTGGAAGGTAATAGTCCTCTTCGATCGCCGTGGGATTATACCGCAACGCTACCTCGCCAGTATCCTCGTCGACAACCTTGTGCCGCTTCATCTGAGTGATCACCTGCTGAATATGAGTCTCAACGTCCTGTGGGGCGATGTTGCCGACATCGATATAGAATACTTTCCGTTCTGGGGAGCGCACAATGCGATATGCGAGCATCGCGTTTTCGATTAGATTCAGTTGTCGGAAAATGCGCCGTGAACCGTCAAGCACGCTAGTGCCGTATGGGCTATATTTGTCGTTTCCAAGGATTCGGAAGTGTGCGATCTGCCAATTCTCAAATGTCATCCCTGCGGTATTCCACTGATACTGAATGTAATTTGGGTTTGATGGGTCCTCGCCTTCAAGCCGCTCAATTTCCTGAATAGGTAACGATAGGGTCGATTGAACGCCCTCATTTTCATCAATATCAAGATATACGAACATATCGCCGTATTTGCACGTTGAACGAGTCCAGCCAAACAGGTTATGCTCAACATTCAAGATATTGTAATACAAAACCTCTAAAGCGGCCTTAATTTCCTCATTCGGACAGTCGATTTTCATCAGCGGACTGATTGTGCTATGAGTCGTGATTTCATCGGCATAAACGTCGAGGGCGCTGAAGATGATCGGCTCAAACTCCATTTGATCAAAATCGCGATACCGCTCGACACGGTTCAAGTTCGCCATATATTCGCTATCAATCGTCGAAAATGGGTTATACTGTACCTTTTGGAACGACTGCCCAGAAACCGACATGAACTTTGACCCGTACTTTTCCAAATGACGACGTTTCATCTGACGGCGTGTTTGGTGCCTGTACGAGGTAATTGGGCCTGACAACAATCTTGTGAGGCTCCTAAACAAGGGGCTGTATTCATTACGAGGATTTCTTGATTTATTAGCCATTTTTAATTCCCTTCCTTCCAGCGTTCACCTCTGATTATTTTACTAATACATCCCCGACCGACACCATATTCATCTGCTATTCGTTGATGAGAATATCCGCCATTTTTATATTTTTCTCTTATTTTGCGTACTTGCTCCCAGGTTAATTTTGCAGTAGGGCTTTTCTCTCCACTGCGAGCGGCGCTAATTTGATCTCCTATTTTCTTTCTAGCTATCGATATGTTTCTTTTGTGTTCATCAGAAAATTTTCTACCTGTCAAAGCTTCGCTGATTTTTTTTCTTTGTTCTTGTGAAATTATTACATTTCCCTTTAATCCTTTACTGATATTTCTTTTATGTTTATCAGAAAGTTTCTTCCCTTTGTGCGATTCACTTAATTTTCTTTTTTGTTCTTTGGACATCTTTTTTCCATAATTCGGGTGATCCTTGCCACTTAAAGAAGCACCCCCACCGCCAGGAGCAATATTACAAAGATTCTCCAAACCATAAAAGGCAATTTCTTCTTTCTCTAATTCGTATGCTTCCTCTTCGGAATTTGTGTATACAACGCCATAACTTATAGATAAGCCTAAAGATAAAATCTTTTTAACCTTGTTAAAGAGTTTACGATGAACCTTTTTATATGTAAAATACTGCGAATCTTTGCTTTTCGCAATATTTTCATGCATATGCATGCGACTCCCAGATCCCTTTCCGACATAAAAAACACTTCCATCTCTAGGATCTGTTATTTCATATACATAGTATCTTGCCATGTTTCAACCTCTATATAATGCTGGATATTTCAAGCTTGGGTCCATACTTTCAGCATATTTCTTCCGCTTCTCGTGGATTTCCCGTTTTGTCAGCGCTGGACCGAAATATCCAAAATCAGCAGAACCAGGAATCGATGTATCGAGCGTCTTTGTCTCTGTTACAATGCTTCCCAATAGTGCCTTTTTATATTGCATGTCTCGCTGGTTTTCAATCAGCACGGTATCTCGGACCCAACATCCGATCGCCATCGCCATGATCAGATCATCGTTATAACCCTTCATACAATCTGGTTTTCCGTTAATCCAAACATACGTCTTTAGCTCATTCCAGAGCCTCTTAGAACGAATCTGTATCATGTCGTTCCTGATATACTCTTCTAGTTTCGCAATAATTAGTGACTTCGACTTGTGTGTCGTAGTAAAACCTGGTACAGAGTTCGCCATGGTCTCGGCTCTATATTGTTCAACATATTCGTGTGACGACTTGATTGAATAGTATGGATTTGGGTACCCCTTCTCACAAATACTCTTCGCCACAGCATAACCAAGATTGTTGTTTTCAATCACAACCATACAATTACCATATTGACGACCGAGATCCATCAGGAAGTCGTCAAAGATATCGTGATCGATTTTGCCCTGATATTCTGCTGCCTGAACCATGTCTGTAACATTGATTACGTGACACGCAGAAAAGTCGGTGGCATCACCTCTGGCTACATCTGCCGAAATAACGTATGTTTTCCCTTCCTCGTACGGTTCCCAAATATGAAGATTTCGATCCATATAAGCCCGATGAGTTGGTTCCTTCAAATACTGTTCAGAACGAGCAATATCATCTGGGTGGATTACCGTTTCACCAGACATCAGGAAGTCACATAAAAACTCCTGGTTGATCTGTCGCTTCGACATGTTCTTGGTTTGATGTGCGAACCAGTCCGCATCACGCTCTGGGTGAACGTCCCACATCAAAGTCGTCGGATAGAAGTCGTTTTCACCCTCTTCTGAGGTAATGAATGTTTTGTGGAACCAGTTACCGACGCCATTTGGCGTGCTACAAGCAATACAAGACCCGCCAGCAGACAACGTTGGTGCTGCCGCAGTCCATAGGTCATCAAGACCATCAATGTGCGCTGCCTCGTCAATTACTAACAGAGAAAGAGACTCAGAGCGTCCAACATCACTACTGGTTGAAGAAGCCTTAATTTGAGAACCATTTTCCAATTCGATCGATGTCTTATTGTCAATACTAATCTGAGATATGGCCAGCCACTTTGGTACACTCTTCAGAATCGCTTTGGTGCGCTTGACAATCGTTGTTGCGGTTTCTTTTTTTGTTGCCATCACCAAGATTTCCTTGTTTCGATGGAACATCATTAACCATGCGCTATATCCTGCAATAATAGTAGAGATTCCAAGCTGCCTAGCCTTCAGAATTACATTATACCTATGATCCCTGAAGTCTGTTAATAGAACATCCTGAAAATCGAACGTATTAAACGGAATTCTTCCACGAGTCGGGTGGGTAATCTTAGTATAGTTTGTAAGAAAGTACGCTGGATCTCGTCCACATTTTAATACTTCCTTCCGCATCTCCGTGTGGGATGGCTGGTAAGGTTTTTTTGCCATTAGACGCCCTCGGCATCTTCACTCTTACTCTCCGCTACGAGATTCATCAACTCATCTTTGTTCATAGATACGTAACGAACAAATTCATCAACATCACTACCGTCAAATTCGCCTTTATCGACAACAGACATAAACGCCTGAATCAATTTGAATCCCTTACCAGCCTCGGAGAGGTGGCGCTGCTCGGTTAGTACCTGGCGATCCGCAACATAGCGGTCGACCTCTTCTTTGATAATCTCTCTCATTCGACCAACTTTTATCTTCATCGTTTAACCCTCGTCGCTCTTTTTGCGAGTCACATTCTTTGCCTTCTTGGCGTTTGGATATGATTCCTTCCCAATGGCCAGGAACTTTTTGATAGCCTCGTCGACCTTATCTTCACTGCCAAGGCCGACCTCTTCCGTCTGGTCCATGCCACCAACACGATACGTCTGCTCTGCCTGGACCCAAGTGCGCTTTCTGTTCATCGTCTGAACATCGGCTACCATATCACCGCGCTTTTGCAAAGACAGAGCATTTCCTGTCACCTTCTTGTATTCGCGCTTTATGAAGTTAGAAATGTTAGTCATCATCTGATTCATCTCTGTTTCAAAATTTTTGTCTTGAACCTCTTTCAGCGTCATTTCCCCGTGATACTT